ACATGTGATTTAACTTGTGGAATGATGGATGCAAAAATTAAAACTGAAACACTACTTACAAAAAGAAACAAAATAAAACAATGGGATTTCTTGAAAGACCTTTTTACAATGTTTAATCTAATAGTTCTTAAAGATAAGGATAATGATACTTTATTAAAGATAGAACCATACGATGATATTTTCATTGATAATTTAGCTACAACAAATATAACTCAACAGACTTATGATTGGACAGATAAAGTAGATTTATCAGAAATAAAATTGACGCCTTTAAAATTGAAACAAGAAGTATTTTTTAATTACAAGAAAGATGAGAAAGATTATGCTACAGGAGTGTATAATAGTTCAACAGGATATGTATTCGGAAATTATGAAATAGATGCAAGTTCATTTTCAGTATCATCAGGACAACAGAAATTAGAATTAAAGGTATTTGCATCAACATATTGTACTCCACTATTCGCTAACTTTAGTTCTACACTTACAGTTCCACAAATAATTACACAAAAAGATGATGGAACAATAGAAGGGATAGATAACAAACCTAGAATTCTATATGATATTACAGGAAATCAATCAGCAATTGCAGATTTACCGGATTTATCTTGGGGAACATATTATATTCCAGCGGGAGCAGGATTAGTAAGTGAAAATCAATCTAATGTATGTCTATTCGGACATGTAACAGAATATCCTACAACTTCAGATTCTAGGGATTTTAATTTTGGAGCTCATCAGATAATTTCAAGTATGGGAAATACTCCAGCAAAGAATCTATTTACAGAATATTGGAGTCCTTACTATGATGAGTTATACCATTCAGATACAAAGACAATGAAAATAAAAGTTTTACTGACTGCTTTAGAGATTAGTAAAATAAATTTTTATGATATTATACAAATAAAGAATAGACAATACAGAATAAATAAAATTGATTACAAGCCTAACCAATTATCTAATGTAGAACTTATACTTTTATCATAATGGACTATAAAAAAGGATTTAAAATAAAACCAAAAGAAATAAGAAAGAATGGAGTCGTTATTTTTACTGACGGAACGAACGATTCTATGCCGAATGAGATGTCTTGCTTAGCTTACGGGTATAAATACGAAGATGGTGTTTGTAGAGCGTTTATTCCATCTAAAATAACAGAAAAAAAACAAAGTAGTGAAAGCACGAACAAGATAGGAGGAACGAACACTATAAAACAGAGTACAAACTCACAAACGATAGGAAAAAATAACATTATAGAAAGGTCTGCAAACTCTTTGGTAGTTGGAGAAGCAAACGAAATAGAAAGTGAATCAAATAATGCGGTTGTATTTGGAAAGATGGGGAAAGCTACACATACAGGAGAGTTTTGTATTGGTGGAGGAGGGTTCAATAGTGAAGCAGGTCTATTACAATATTCAGTATTACAAGTATCAGGAAAAACAACAGCGGCTACAGATGAAATATTATACATAGATTATGATGATGACATAGGGAAAGAGATATTACTTCCGGCAAATAGTGTAACGACATACGAAATTTGGTTGAGTGGATTAGTTGTAGGAGGTTCAAGTGGAACGGCAGGAGATTACGAAACTTATGAATACCATGGAACAATGAGGACAGATAATGCAGGAGCGATTACTCATAATGCTAAAATTTCAAGACTCTTAGGAAGGACAGGTTCTTTAGGAACAAAGTCAATAGATATTTCGGTAGCTTATACTTTACGACTTCAAATAACAGGTCAAGCAAATGTGAATACAGCTTGGCACGCAGTAGTGAAATTACATACTAATAAAACAAACGCAGTAGAATTTTAAAAAGATGGCAAAAAAAGGAGAATTAGATTTAAAGTTTGTAGTAGATACAAGCAAACCTGTAACGAGTATGAAGGAATTACAGGACAGAGTGGAAACTTTAAGAAACACTATTGAGGGAGCGCCTCTTGGTTCTGCAGAATTTGAAAGATTAACCGCTCAATTACAGGAAGCCGGTTCTCAAGTAAAAGTCCTAGAAAAAAACATGGAAGGACTTGAACCTCAACAGAAAGCGGAAGCCTTCTTAAAGATGGGTGAGGGAATCGCCGGAGGATTTGCAGTAGCACAGGGTGCAATGGGATTGATGGGGATTGAGAATGAGAACCTAGAAAAGATACAAGTAAAAGTACAGTCAGCGATTGCAATTGCTACAGGAATAAGAATGATGTCTGAAGCGGCTTTGATGATGGCAACTGCAAAAAGAGTAGCAGTAGAAAAGATAGGATTGATAACTACAAAAGGAGCGGTAGTATGGAGTAAGGCAGCAGCCATCGGGAATGCTTTGTGGGCGGTAGGTCAAGGAGTTTTAACGTTAAGTATTGGAGGAACTTCAGCAGCTTTAGTAGCTTTGAGAGCGGCAATCATGGCGACAGGTATTGGGGCTTTAGCTTTATTGATTATAGGATTAGTAGTAGCAGTTGTTGCATGGGTAAGTTCTTCTGACAATGCAACGGCAGCACAGGAAAGGGAGGCAGCAGCTACAAGAGCGTCAAGAGATGCTCTAAAAGAAAAGACTGATGCAATGTTAGCTCTAGGGGAGTCCTACAAATCTCAATTAGAACATGAATTTGATTTACAAGATGCTGAAACTGAATCAGAAAAAAGACTTCTAATAGCAAAAAGAAGCTTACAAGAAAAGGAAGAGAATCTCAAGAGGCTCATGGAAGTTCAAAAGAAAAACAATGAATTACTAGCAGAACATGGACATGACGCCGCATGGTTGAAAAGAAATGAGTCGAAGATAAATTCAATGAATGATAAGATTGCAAAACAAATTGAATTTAATACAGTTCAGATGCAAGGTATCAGACAAATAGAACAAGAAGTAGCAGCTGAAGCGAAGGCAGATGCCGACAGAGCAGCAGCAAGAGCAAGAGGTAAAGCTAGGAGAGCACAGAGAGCAACTGATGCAGAAAGTTTAAGAAAACTAGAAAACGAATTATTACTTTTAGAAATAGAGGATTTAGAATTAAGAGAACAAACGAAAAGGGAACAGCAACTAGCAGATGAATTGAGAGATGCTGGAGAAATAAGAGATAAGAAAATAAGATTAGAAACTCTAAAAAATATTCAGGATATTTACGACCAAAATGAACTGAATAGACTTAAGAAATTAGAAGATGATAAACAGAAGATAATAGATGATGCAGCAGCAGAAGAAAAGAAAAAAGAAGAAGAAAGACAAATACAAAGAAATAAAGCTACAGATGATTATTTAGAAGAAATAAGAAGGAGTAACATGTCTGCAAGAGAAGTAGAACTAGAGGACGCTGAGAAACATTTTTTAGAGATGGGATTAGCTGAAGGATTAACTGATGGGGAAAAATTAAAGTTAAAACAAGATTACTTAGATTCTGTTGAACTTATAAACAATACACATGATGAAGCGGAAAGAGTAAAGGAGAACGAAAAACTAACTGCTACACTAAATACGATGCAAGTTACTCTTGATTCGTTTGCAGCAAACATGGACGCAAGACAATCGGAGTTAGATAACCAATTAGCTCGGGAGTTAGCAGTAGAAGGATTATCAGAAGAACAGAAACTTGATATTCAAGATGATTTTTTAGAAAAAAAGAAGAAACTTGATAAACGACAGAAAGCAATTGCAGCCTCACAAGCTATTATACAGACTTACATGGGAGCTACAGCAGCTTATACAAGTATGGCATCTATTCCGTATGTTGGTCCGGTTCTTGGAGGGATTGCAGCGGCGGCAGCTATTACATCAGGACTAGCTAATGTAAGACAAATCTACGCTCAAGATGTTGGAGATGGTGGTGGTGGTGGTGGAGGCGGTGGTGGTGGTTCAACTCCTTCTCCGAATACAACAGAATCTAAAGTAGCAACTACGGGAGCCTTTACATTAAGTGGAGCAGTAACCCCCGAACCTGTTAAGGCGTATGTAGTAACAGATGAGATGACAGATAGTCAAAGTCAATTAGAAGATATAAGACAACAATCAACGATATAAGGTATAACTATAAAAAGAATAAGAAACACTCTTACAAGTCTTAAAAAGAGTATTAAAACAAAATTAAATGGGAAAGAACAAACTTAAAAAAAGAAAGTCATATAAAATTACTGAATTGGTAATAAGTGATGAGAATGAGTCGTTAGCTATAGACGCTATCAGTCTTGTATCAGAACCCGCTATTGAAGTGGATTTTGTATATTTCAACAAAGGGAAAAACAATTTAACTCTTGCAAAATTAGACGAGGAAAAAAGAATGTTAGTAAGTCCGGCTCTTATTCCGAATAAAAATATCTATCGTTATGATGCACAGAATGACCAGGACTACTATGTATATTTTTCTAAAGAAACTGTACGGAAGGCTTCTGAAATGTATCTGAAACATAACAATCATCACAAAGCTACCTATCAACATGAGGAAAGAGTTTCAGGAGTTCTAACAATAGAATCATGGATAAAAGAAGATGATAAATACGACAAGTCTTTAGCATACAATTTTGATTTACCTATCGGAACTTGGTTTGTAAAAATGAAAATAGAGAATAACGAAATGTGGGAAAGAATAAAGTCAGGAGAATTGAAAGGTCTATCCATTGAAGGCTACTTTGTTGATAAAATGGAAGCAATGAGTAAAAGAGAAGTTACAGATGAAAATATATTAGAAGCTCTAGCAGAAATTTTGAAAATCAAATAAATAAAAACTACTTCTCTTATATAACATCAATTGAACTAAAATACTAAAAAAAAATTTCATGGAATTAAAAAATCAAATCTTAAAAGCTCTAGGACTTTCTGAGGAAGTTAAATTAGAGTACCAAAACAAATTAGAAGATGGAACGATTATCGTTTCAAGTTCTGACGAATTAGCAGCGGGAGTAGATATTTCTATCTTAACAGAAGATGGCTCAACGATGCCTTTACCAGCTGGAGAATACACTACTGAAGATGGAACAGGATTTTCTGTAACTGAAGATGGAATAGTAGCAGAAATTTATACAGAAGAAACAGATGAGGGAGAAGAAGTTGAAGCAGCAGAGGAAGAAGAAGAAGAAGAAGAAATGGAAGATGAAGTAGCAGAAGTAATTACTGACGAAGTAGCAGGTGCTACAGAAGAAATTGCAGTAGCTATTGAAGAAGCGACAGGAGAAGAAGTTACTCCGGAAGTTGCTACAGCAGCGGCAGAAATTGCAGTTGCAATCGTGGAAGAAAAAATAGAAGAAGTTGCAATGAATAAACAACTTAAAGAATTAACTGAAGTATTGAAAACTGAATTATCTTCTTTAAAAGAAAGATTAGAAGAAGTTGAAAATACTCCGGCTACAAATCCTATCAATCATAATAAGTTTTCATCTAATGAAACAGTACATGAATTGACAAAATCTGATTACGAGAAACTTGGTTCGAAAGGAAGATTCTTATATAACTTAAGTAAAAGAAAATAATTTAAATAATAACTAAAAAAGAAAAAAGAAATGGGATATTCAATCACATCTAATTACGCTGGAGAGCACGCTGGACAATACATCGGAGCGGCAATGAGGTCAGCGAAATCATTAGACAACTTGACTGTATTAGAAAACATCAAGTTCAAAAGGAACATTACGAAGGTAGCTGGAGCATCTTTAATCAAGGACGCTACATGTGACTTCTCGGATTCAGGAACGCTTACTTTAACAGAGAGAGTTCTTAATCCAAAAGAATTACAAATCAATGTAGATTTATGTAAAAAAGACTTACTATCTGATTGGCAGGCGGCTCAAATGGGAGCAGGAGCATGGAACAGAGATATGAGTTCAGACTTTTCTGCATTTGTTGTTTCTCACTTATCAGATACAATTTCTGATTGGATAGAGCAAGTAATCTGGACAGGAAACGATTCAGACCCAGGAAGCGTTACAGGAATGCTTACTACAGGTGGAGTTGGAACAATTGACGCTGATACAGCAGTTGTAGAGGCAGACAATTCAGGTGGAGCAGGTGTTGCTCACTCAGCAACAAACATAGATGAGAATTTAGGTTTAATCTTAGCTTCAGTTCCTGTTACATTATATGGAAAAGAAGATTTATATATCTACATGGGAACAACTGCTTACAGATTATACATTGAGAATCAAGCAGCGGCAGGTTACCAAAACTTATACTCTATGAATGATGCTTTTATTCCTATGTATAACGGAGTGAAGATTGCTCACTGTCCTGGAATGCCGGCTAATCAAATGGTAGCAGCTCAAAAATCTAACTTATTCTTTGGAACTGACTTGGTTTCAGATTCAACAGAAATCAGAATGTTAGACATGTCTGCTCTTGATGGTTCAGACAATGTAAGAGTTGTAGCTAAATTTACAGCGGGAGTTCAGCACGCTCAAGGAGGTGACATCGTAAGACAAGACTAATAATAACTTAAAAATAAGAATATCATGGCATGCGAATTAACAAGAGGTAGAGGACTTGACTGTAAAGACATCATGGCGGGAGTAAAAAATATTTACTTTGCTCAACATGGTGATTTGACTGTTACTCATACGGCAGGTTCAGTATCACAGATAGCAGGTGCAAGTGGATATTCAGCAGGTTATTACAAATATCAGATTCCAAAAGGACAAGCGTCCATGACTGAAACTATAAATGCTTCGGTTGAGAACGGAACTGTATTTTATGATGGTGCTGTAAATCTAAAATTGCACAAATTAACAGTGAATGACAGAAACGAAATTAAATTACTAGCTCAAAATAGATTAGTAGTTTTCGTTGAGTTATATCAAACTACAGCTGGAAAGAATGATGTATGGGCTTTTGGTGTAGAAAATGGATGTGAATTAACAGCGGGAACAGCTAACTCAGGAGCGGCGTTCGGAGATATGAATGGTTATGATTTAACTTTCAGTTCTTCAGAAGCAAATCCTTGTCTTAGATTATCTGCTTATACTTCAGTTCCATTTGACCAATTTACATTGACTACGGTAGTTTCATCATAATCATTTACTGATTATATATATTTATTAAAGAAAGGGAGCGTAAAAACTCCCTTTTTTTTTAACTTTGTAAAAAAAATACTATGTATAAATTAAAAAAACAATATCAAGGACATATCGTTAGCACAGGGGGGTATTCAATAGCTCTAAACAATGTTCTTTCATCACAGGTGGAAACACTTGGTTTGGAAGATTACTTTGTTAAAACGACTAAAAACGAGTCTAAGACAGAAAGTAAGAAGAAAGAAAATAAATAAGGTTCTTTTCTCTTATATAACATGATACACGCAACTTACGGACAATCAATTACATCATATCTGAGCTTACTAGAAAGTAATATCAATACTTCTGTATCTGATAATAATCTTAGATGGATATTCAAATTTACAAACGACTTGACGAAAGATGTGAAATATGCGTATGGAACAATTGTTTCAAAAAATGATAGGTATATAAAACAGACATTTTCTCACAATGCTACAGAGAATATATTTTCAGGAGCTATCAATTTCAAACCTTACGGATATTGGAGTTATGAAGTTTATGAAGTTAGCTGGATTGGAACAGTAGGAGTAAATGATACGAACGCGCCGAATAGTGAAACGGAAGTTCTATCAGTAGATGATGATAACGGAATAGTTCAAGGGAAGGTTCATGAGGGGAAATTATATGTATCAGAAACAGAAGGTTCAGAACAGATAAAATACACTACTCACACAGAAAGTAGTGGAACAAATTATTTATATACAAATTAAAACATAAAAAAGATGGCAGATTCAACAAACGAATTACTCGGTTATCAATTAGGAAAAGGAGCAGTAACAATCATAGAAGATACAGATGCAATTGCAGCGGTTACAGATGTAAGTTATTATGCAATTCATTTTCCAGTAGAAACTACAGTAGCAGCAATAACTACAGGTTCAAATGTAACCGGTACAGATGCAGATTTAATTAGAACTTATGCGGCTGGAACTACATTGTTTCTTAACTTTACAGCGGTAACCTTATCAGGTACAGGATTAGCTTTAGCATACAAGAACGATACACTTTAATGAAATTAGGACTATCTAATACAGTAAGAAGTCAAGTATCTGGAGAATGGACGCCTGCAAATATATCTAGTTTATCCGCATGGTATAAGAACGATACAGATATACTAGAGGGGGTATCAGACCCTGCGGAAGATAATGACAGTGTAATACAATGGTCAGACCAATCAGGAAACGATAATCATTTGACAGCGCCGAACAATTATTTTACTTATGATTCAGCTAGTGGAGGAGTAGAAAGTGGAGATACTGAAAACGACAAACTACACATGGGTACTCAATTAAATTTTGATGCAGAGTTTGCAATGTATATGAGAGTTAAATTGACTACATTCAGTGCAGGTTCAACAGATTTATTTTTCTATGACAAAGATAGTGATACTCATGATTTCTTTAGAATACAAAGTACTACTGAAATTAGAGGAAAAATCAGTAATAGTTCAAAAATAGGTTACAGTACATCAGTATCAACAGGTACATACTACAATATAGGAATAGAAAGAGCGGAAGATAATAGAGTTTCTGTTTTCTTAAATAATTCATCACTTACACAAATCACTACGACAGGATATGAGGCAGGAGTAGTATCAGGAGTTTTAGATATTGATGCAATAGGAGGTCAGTTAGATGGTATTATAAAAGAAGTAATTATTTGTTCAGGAGATTTAAGTGCAAGTGATAGGACTAATTTAGAGGCGTATTTAAATAATATATAAATGAATAATATACTTTCAATAGACTTAGCTACACAGACAGCGCCTACGGTATCAGAACATGCAGGGAATAATTGGATAGAATACGGAACGGAAGATTGGTCTAATTTATATCCTCAATTTTTAATTGATTTATACTATAACAGTTCTACACATGCAGCGATTGTAAATGCAACAAGAGATATGATTGCAGGAGAGGGATTATTGATAGAAGAAAGTGAAGATGTAGAAGGGAATGCAAAGTTGCAACAATTCATAGATAACGCAAACGGAAGGGAATCTTTACATGATGTTATTAAGAAACTTGCTTTTGATTATAAACTTCAAGGAGGATTTGCTATCAATATCATTTGGAATAAAACTAGAACAGAAATTGCTGAAATACATCATATCCCTGTTGAGAGAGTTAGAGCAGGGAAACCGAATGAGTATGGAGTAGTTGATACTTACTATGTATCAGCAGATTGGGGAGATTTAAGAAAAAACAAACCTACTCCAATTCCAGCCTTTAATACAAACGACAGGACAAGTCCTAGTCAAATAATATACGATGGAGATTATAGTCCGAATATGGATATATATTTTACTCCGGATTACAGCGCGGCTTGTAATTGGGCTTTAATAGACCAGAAGGTGTCTGAATTCCATTTATCAAATATACAACATGGGTTCAGTGGTTCATACTTTGTAAATTTTGCTAATGGCGTTCCAACTCAAGAGGAAAGAATGCAAATAGAGAATTCTTTAATCAACAAATTTAGTGGAGCGGCAGCAAGTGGAAAAATAGTTTTGACATTTTCAGATGATGTGAGTAGAGTTCCACAAATTACTCCGATTGCTGTAAGTAATGCAGATAAACAATATCTCGCTTTACAAGAGTTATTAGTTCAGAACATTTTAACAGGTCATAGAGTTACTAGTCCGATGTTGATGGGAATTAAAAACGAATCAGGATTAGGTTCTAATGTAGATGAATTAAATTCTGCTTTTGAAGTATATCTAAATACAGTTGTAAAACCGTATCAGAATAAAATACTTAGATGTATTTCTAAGATACTAAAAGTAAATAAAGTAAATATACCTTTAGAAATTATACAGAACAAACCTATCACATCTAAATTTACTATTGAGGATATGAAATCAGTAATGACTCAAGATGAAATTAGAGAAGAACTAGGATTACCTCCATTAGAAACAAACGAAGCAGTAGAAGAAGATGAATACACTCAAATGTCTAGTAATGATACACTTACAGAATGGATAGATGCTCATGGAGAAGATAATCCGGATGGAGATTGGGGTTTGATTTCTGATGAAATAGTAGATGGAGAACATGAGGATTTTGATTTTGAATCTGAATTGAACGAATTACATAAGATGGAATTTGCACAGACAGGAACAGCAAGACCGAATTCTATAGCAACTGCAATCGGAACAGATGGAAGGGAGGAAGAAGGAACTGATAGGGAGTCTAATTTATACAGAGTTAGGTACAGGTACTCAACTGCAATTTCTAGTAGTAACTCAAGAGAATTCTGTACTAAAATGTTGTCCGCTAATAAATTATACAGGAAAGATGATATTTTAATGATGGAAAATAATCCTAAAATCAATCCGGGGTGGGGCATAGGTGGAGCAGATACATACTCAATTTGGTTATACAAAGGAGGTGGAAATTGCGGACACTATTGGAGAAGGGAAATCTATTTTTATAAATTAGGACAATCTACTAGCACGAAAATAGAAGATGCTACTAGAATAATAACAACTACAGAAGCAAGAGCAAACGGATTCTACCCTGGAAGAAATGAGCCGGAAGTATCACGAGCGCCAAAGAATATGCCGAATAACGGGTTTGTAAATAAAAAATAAAACAATGAGAACAAAAGAAAAATTTTACGAGAACTTGAGTAAATTTCAAGTATCAGAAAAGAAAGTAGAAAGGTTTGAATTTAAAGACATTAAAACCTTAGACTCTTTAGATAGTAAAGCGGAAGGTATGATTAAAAAATTATATGATGCATATAACGACTATACAGAATTTCTTGATTTAGATGATGAAGAAATAAGTGTAGAACAATCTAAAGAAAGACTTGAGAAAGAAAAACAAAATATAAAAATGTATGAAGAAGATTTAAAACAGGCAAAAGAAGATTTGAATTTTGCTAAGCAAGAATTGAAATTTGCAAATGATGATTTTAAAACTGAAACAAAAACATTGAATACAAGTCAAAAAACTTTAGCTACTAGAAGAAAATTACACGAAAAAAATACAGCTAAATACAAAAAGGTAGTTTCAGATGCTAGAAAAATCGCTAATGATTTTAATACAAATATAAAAGCAGTAGATAAAGCAGCTCAAGCTCTAGGAGTAAGTGTGAATATAAGTGATTACAAAAGTACCTTAGATAAATTAGAAGGGGAAATTGTAGATGTTTAAAAACTAAGATATGAGTTATGTATTATTCATAAGTGAAAACAAAATCAAGGACTCTACAGCTCTTGGAGGGAATGTTGATAATGAATTTATCCTTCCGTATCTAAAAGTTGCACAGAAGAAGTATATAGAAACAAAATTAGGAACTGATTTGTTTGAAGCTTTACAAACTAAAATTACGGCGGGTTCTTTGTCCGGTGCGTATCAAACTCTTGTAGATGACTATATACAGGACTCTTTGGTACATTGGGGGTTTTATGAGTGCATACCTTTTTTACGTCTTAGAGTGTCTAATAATGGTATTGGCGTAAAGACTAGTGAGAATTTAGAAAGTATAACGCAAGAAGAAACGGATAAGTTGAGGGAAGAAGTGAGAAATACGGCTGAATTCTACACTGAAAGAATGATAGATTATATAACTCACAATACAGGTTCGTTTCCTGAATACTCTACAAATAGTGGAGCTGATGTTTCTCCGAATACAAATGCATATTATAGTGGAATGAATTTAGAAAGAGAAAGAAGAAGGGGAGGAGAAATAACTTTAGACGATTTTCTAACTCCTAGTATGTAATGAAAAATAATTATAAACCGAAGGCGAAAAATGAAGTAGCCTTGAAAACATATATCAAAGATGCCTCTAAAAAGAGTAACAAACGAGATAGGAGAAGTTGTAACAGTAAATGCAAGTGTTCTAGGAATAACAACATTCGCTGATTTTGAGCTTGCTTTAAAGATATTATTACTAATTTTGTCGATAGGTTATACTATAGCTAGATGGAGGACACATTGTGATAAAAATAGAAAGTGAAACAATATAAAAATTTTAAGAGTTCCGAATTTGATTCTCCCGACTTGGTGGGAAGTGGAGAAAACATGAAAGATGAATTCATGGAACTATTACAAGAATCAAGAACAATAGCTGATATTCCTTTTAGAATAACATCAGGATTCAGAACACAATCATATCACGATGATTTGGGAAGGAGAGGCTACAAAACGAGCAAGACTAGGTCGGCACATCAAGACGGATATGCGGCAGATATTTCCTGTAAAGATACTAAGACAAGATGGTTGATAATAAACTCCTTACTATTAGCAGGGTTCAATCGTATCGGTATCGCACAGAATTTCATTCATGTAGATAATCATCCGGATAAGAAACAGAATCGTATCTGGACTTACTAATACTAATCAAAAACAAATCAAATGAAGAATTGGCTAATCAATCAAATGTTTCAGAGTAAGAAATTTTGGTATGCAATAGGGAGTATCGTTATTCCAGCTATTGTAACTTACTTAGGAGTATCTCCTGAAACTGCTACAGAAATCTTTTATGCGGCTCTTACCTTAATTATAGGACAAGGGATTGCAGACATCAAAAAGTAATTGAGAGATAATCGTTATCGGTTAAGTCCTCAAGAAATTGAGGCTCTTAAAACTATGCGCGAACAGGAGGTTCGGAATGTCCTTGTCATTGGGGATTTGCACGAGCCTTTCTGTTTAGACGCTTACCTCAACTTCTGTTATCATAACTATGTAAAGTATAATTGTAATCAAGTTATCTTTATTGGAGATATAATTGATAATCACTATTCTTCATACCACGAAACTAATCCTGATGGAATGTCCGGAGGGAAAGAATTAGACCTTGCTGTAAATAAAATACAGAAGTGGTATAAAACATTTCCTACAGCTCATGTAATCATTGGAAATCATGATAGACTAATAATGCGTAAAGCACAGACTTCTGATATACCGAAAGCATGGATAAAATCTTATAAAGAAGTTCTAGGAGTTCCTGGGTGGGAATTTGTTGAACGATACGAACAAGACGGAGTTCAGTATATTCATGGAGAAGGAGGAACAGCAAGAACAAAATGTAGGGCGGATATGATGAATACCGTACAAGGACATCTTCATACACAGTGTTATACCGAACACTATGTCGGACAGAATTATCGTATCTTTGGAACACAAGTTGGATGCGGTATAAATTTTACAAGTTATGCGATGGCGTATGCTAAATACGGCAGAAAACCATCTATCGGATGTTCTGTTATATTGGAAAATGGAACAATTCCTATCAATATTTTAATGGATTTGTAGTAAATCTGTTTAAAAATCAAATTTTTTTATTTTTATTTTACTAGGTTAGAATGTAATTATTCTTAACACTTTGTTAATTATTTTGAAATAAAGTTGTTAAAAATTAGGCAGTGTGAAATATTAGTTTTATTTTTGTTCCATCAAACAAATTAAAATTATGAAAACTGAATTAAAAAACTGGATTAAGAACTACAACAAAACAACTTATGGAAAAGTTTATGGAAAAGTAGTTAAATTAAAAGATGTTCCTTATGGAAGTCCTATACATTTAATAACTAAAAAGAATACATTATATGTAAATTCAAATGGATATGTAAAAGATTTTGAAACTATGGATGAAGGACAAATTTACAATACTAATTCATTAAGTGGTATGGAGATAGATGAGAATACTGAAGTATTCTTGTGTGAGTAATACTGATGAGGCTTTAATAGCCGAAACAAGGGAATAACGAATAAGACAAACATTAAGAGTTGTACCGGTAAAATTTCCCTTGTCTATTACAATAATTAAAATTAAAACAATGACAACAATCAACAAAGAGTTTTTCAAGGGTATGAACCCTCACAGATTTTCCGAAGTTCAAAAGGAAATAAAACAACTTGAACAAATTGACAACTCCAATACAGATATGATTGACAGGCAGGAAACAATCAAAGAAATTTGTGGAAATGTAAAAGATGTTAATACAGAGATACTTTTTAATGTAATGACATATTGGGCTACACATTATGAGAACCTGTCTAAGAAGTTCTATAAAAACGAAATAGACGAAATTAAGATAGGTAATGACGGACACTATTGGAACGGAGCAGCAACTGACCATCAAAATTTTGCTAAAGAGTTAAGAAGCATGATGACTGAAATAATCAGACAGCAAATAAGTGAGAACAGAATTATCAACCTTAATAAACAAATGGGAATATGACAGAACACGAACAATTCGTAAAACAATATGAGGACTCACTTGGTAAAGGTATGATAGCAAGAGATTACTGCTACAAAGGTGGTTCAACACTTGTAAGGAAAACAGATGCATATACAAGTTATGATTATGTAGATGATAGAGATACTAGTCCATCAATTAGAGTTGTAGGAACACTCAAAGAAATTAAGAAACTACAAAAAGAATTTGAGGATAGGAACTCACATCTATATCTTGATGAGGTATATGAAGCTAATAAAAATGAATATAAACTAAAATACGAGCGTGAAGGAGCGTTCATTGTAAATTACTAATTATGAAAGAAAGGTTAGAATATATACATGATATAAATACATTCCAATGTTGTAATAATGAGGTGTATTTGAGGGGTGTAGATAATAAAGGGAAAGATATATTATTAGTATTCCCAGCTAATGAGATATTAGAATGGTTAGACATAGGATATATCAGAGAGAAAGTAATAGAACACTATTCAGAAATAAATAAAGAGGAAGCTGAAAATCTAAAGAGTAAGCAAAATTTAATAAATATAATAAAAGATGGAAATTAAAAAATCAACAGTAAAGCAGGTTCAATCAAATGGAACTTGGGATGGAAAATTTGGCGTAATGTATAAATACGAAGTCGAAATGACTAACGGAGATACAGGTCAGTATTTAAGCAAGTCAGATAGTCAAGAGAAATTTAAGCAAGGTATGGTCGTAGATTACGAATATACAGCAGGCGACTTTCCTAAAATCAAACCTCACTTCAATCAAGGCTACGACCAAAAATTTGGAAGTGGAGGTAGGAGTGCTAATCCTCAAACCGGAACAATAACTAATTCTAGGACAGGAGAGGTATTAGCAACTGATACACAAAGACAAATCATTAGACAAAGTTCAATTAGAACAGCGGCGGAACATTGTAAAGGAAGTTGTTCAATAGAGGATTTAATTGATAACGCTGAAATGATTTACAATTGGTGCGTAGATGGTTCAAAGCCTACAATTTCTAACGAGAAACCTTTTTAATATGAAAGTAAATTTAACAGACGAACAGGAAGTCAAAGACATATCAGAAATAGCTACTCAAATTTGTGGATTAGAAAGGGGTTCGTTATCTGAAAAATCTAGGGAATCTAAATTCTCCCTTCCTAGAACAGTAGTTTCCAATATAGCTAGAATAGATAAATGTATTCATTATAATGTTATTGCAAAAGTTTTGAATAGAGATAGGTGCAGTATATATCACTATCAGAAAATACATAACGATAATTACAGAACATGGAAAGAATACAGGGAATTGTTTAATCGTATCTATGAAGCTTACACAGAATTGAGGCAATCCAAAAAGAAGTTTGCAGATGTTCAAGAATTAAGGACTCACATCATTAGAGCTGGAGTTATATTCTCTGACAAACCAAGTGTATTCATAGATGTTAATACTGATATGTTTGCAACTTCTATAAATACGGATTACAAATACTTGTCGCATAATATGGAAATAGTTAGAATTGCAATGCAAGGATATGATATATTAAGTATTGAAATAAATTATCAAGATGAAACAGTTATTAAGTAGTTCAGCATATTTAGTAGTCAATAAAAGGTTAGCAAAGCGGGTAGGAATTCAAGCGGCAATCCTACTCGCAGACCTCATAAGTAAAGAACAATATTTTATAGATAACAATATGTTAGATAATGGATGGTTCTTTAATACCTCAGATAATATCCTTAAGGACACGACCTTGACACGATTCCAGCAAAATAAGGCAATTACACTATTGAAAGAAATAAAGTTCTTAGATTGCAAATTAAAGGGTATTCCAGCTACACTACATTTTAAGATACTTGAGGAC